GTTTGATGCTAAGTCACTCATTGATTTCAGTATGAAATGGAATCGGATAAATTCATTCTTAGGAGAATCTTTTGATGGTGTTAAGAATTTGGTTATAAAGGCCATAAATTTATTTCGCTCATATATACTTGATTTACCTCCAATGTTCGACGATGGAACCGGAGAGGTAACTATTGACTCTTGGATGGACTCAATCAGGGATTATCAGATTTTGGTAGCAAAGAAAGAACTTCGTCTAGATTCAAGTAATTATAGTGCAATTCAATCACTTTTAGTCAAAGGACGCCTTCTTCAAAAGATTTACCAATGCAGGCCGAAGGAATATGATTCAGTCAAGATCTCAATCCGCATAGGAATAACAGATATTGAAAAACTGATGGATGAATTTAACAAGTCATCTTTTGGTAAGACGAAACTTAGACCAAAACCATTCACTCTCTTGCTCAAAGGGAAAAGTGGTGTTGGGAAATCTGCTGTTACAGTTCCTCTATTGGATGCGATCATGATACGCACGATTAAAAACTCGGAGGAGTTGGCGCGTTATGAACAGAACAATATGGATTTCATATATTCCAGAGCGGCTGAGACAGGTTTTTGGGATGGTTACTGTGGTCAACGCGCCGTGGTTATGGATGATTTCATGCAGGTCTCAGAGACAAAAGCAACTGGCAGTCTTGCTAATGAAGCTTTTGATATGATTCGTGCAAGTAATGTTTTCCCTCATCTCTTACATAAAGCCCACCTTGATGATAAGGGAAATTCTTTTTTTGAAGGTAGGATTATACTCTGTTCCACGAACAATTTTAGGATGCACTCTGAAGTCCTTATTGAACCTGAAGCTCTTATTCGTAGGTTTGACATAGTTGCTGAAGTCTATCCCAAACGTGAATTTTGTAAACCTGAAACGTTGTCAGGGCCAAAGGGTCTTCGTCGTCTCGATGCTAAAGGCAATTTTAGCACTGATGTTTATGAATTTCATGTTGAACAAAAAGATGGATCCTTTGTGATCATGGACTATGCGCAGTTTGTAACGCTTTGTGTTTCAGTATATAATAAAACTGAAGAGTGGGGAGAAGATTACCTTGATAGGGTTTCAAACCTTCGTTCAGTTGAGATACACGATAAGGAATCAATCTTGAAGCAAGAGGACATTTTTTATGAAGCACAGGGCATGACCATTGATCGTGAGAAACATGCAATAGCAGATGCCATATTGGAAAATATCGACATACACACTGACTATACAGTACCTCACGAGACCTATTATCGTATCTTCACTAAGATGGATAATATTGTCAATTTTGATGCTGAAGATGTCGACAATATGTTGCTCGTTAGATATATCGCACATATAGTAAACTTAACCATGGAATATACTGATGGGGAGCTTCTCGCTGATACATTATCGAGTGTACAGCATATTAGATCGCAGATAAAATATCATTATGATGCGCAAGGTTTCCAGACCGTTGCTATGAAGAAATATATTCTTCATTCTATGTGGAAACGAGTTTGCGCCGCTTCCACGCTCACTGGTGGTTGCTCAGGTAAAGAATTTGCCGTTGCGTTCAATGCGCTTGATCACTTTGTCAACTTTACACGTGCTGATATTGACAACTCGGCCGTTTTACAGGTCATTGCTGGTCTGATATTGGATTTCGAAGACAAGGGCTATAGACCTCAACGAGTTATCCCCTTCTGCATAAAAGCTGTAGAGGAGGCTCGTCTATCAGGTTGTTCACGTGCTTTTGAAGCCATTATGCAGGAGAAGGAAGATGACTTATGTGATTCGAGATTCGATGTTATGCGTTCCTCTAATATATCTGATCAGATGAACTATAAGCCTCAGTCTGGATCATTTTTTCCGACATCACATGATGATTTGAAGAAACAGATTCTGATGCTCCAAGCTCAGTATGAGATAGAAAGCTCCTTAGAAGAAGAGATAA